AGTTGGTTACAACCTTTTCAAACTCCTTGTAAAATCGGTCAGACACAAGGGCCAAGCCGTCGTCCCCAAAGATTCTGTAGAAGACAGCGTCTGCGCATTTCTTCTTACTTATTTCGTAAAATAAGATATGAAGGAGGCACATTAGAGGAAAGGAAATGGGGCTGCCCATTAAGATTCCGCGTTTGGTGGTATAGGTATCACCGAGCTCGTTCTTTAGTTTGAAGGAACCTGTCAGCTTTTTAGCTGCCAGGACCTCCTCGTTCTTTATGAATCCGAGTTCGTGTAATACACTAACCATCGCCCCCGCAACGTCTTGAGGGATGGAATCAGTCGCTTGGTGCATATCAGTGGATCTGAGAGAATAGACGCGATCTCCGCACTTTCCAACCTTCTTATCTGAGAAGTATTGGAATGCTTCATCATAGTCTCCCCTGAAACTGCTGCTGACTGCAGGGTGTGTAGTTAGGATATGTCGGAGACGTTTCCTAATCACATGGCCCACGCAGATCAACTCAGGATCAAGAGGAGTGATGACACGGATCTTTCCGCCCTCTTCCTTTATAACACAGACCTTGGCTTCTGGAAGTTCAGATATCTTCTCACCAACCATACCGACACAAACCTCGAAGAGGTGTAGTGCTGGTTTAACACGGTTGATGCTAAGTTCTGAAGGGCAGTAGCCCCCAAGCTCGAAGTGTTCAGGATTGAGAACGGGATCGTGCTTACTTCCTTTATCACTGAAGATGTGAACTTCATCACATACTTCTTTGATAAACTGATTGAGACCTCCTTTCCCACGTGGATACCCGTTGGCAGCAGATTTGCTACCACACGTATATGTCACATCGGGCGGTCTTACCTTAGATAAAAGATCTCGAAGAGTATCTTTTACCTCACGTAAAACCCAAGGGGTTGTATGTACAGCCTTGGTTGTCAACTCAATATGCTCCTTCAGAGCATTGTTGGCAGCCTTGTTTGTACCACAAGGTAGGGCTCGCTTCGCATGCGAAAGTTGTGCGAGGTCCCTATCGCTCAATTCAGGACGGTTTAAGAACCGTGTATACACATACATGGTCTTGTAGGTATTTGACCTGTCAAGCCATGACTCCCGGCACTTTGTATAAAAGTCTTTGAAAAGACCAAACACAAAGTACGGGCCGTGGTAATACACTGCTCTTAGAACTCGATTGATTACGGATCCAATTGTCTCGTAGAGACCGATTAAGTCATAAGTCAATAGAGTTCCCTGTAGGAAGTGTCTCCAGTCCCTGTATGCAGCACCAAGCTTCTGACCCTCCTTCTTGACGATGGTGCTAAGACTCGTAGAG